TGTATTGTGTACGCATAAACACACAAACACACAGAGGCTCGACCATGTTAAAATTTCAAAAGAGACACACGACAGTTACCCGCATCTGGTCTAAACGACAGACACAGCAGGTATTCAAACAGCTACGCGCTGAGGGTCTAACAGTAAACAAGATCAATAACGGTTATGAGGTGGTCAATGATAACAACGTACTATTCCTGAAAGCGATGAACGGGACAAACAGCTACTTAATTCGAAGCGTAGACTTCCTACTAAACTAAACCAAACACAGGCCACGGATGGCCACAACCAGACACACAGAGACAGAGGATATAACAATGACACAAGACGAAATCAGCAAGATGATAGATGACACAATCGCAGAGCAAGATGAGGCCCAAAGAGAAGAGGAGTTAGAGGATTTACTAGATTTATTAGGATTTGACGATTAGTTGATTTATAGTGTCCACTAGACTATAGTGGGCATTATTAAACTAACTAAACCATTACACCAGACTGGAGAGATTAACAATGACATTACTTATAGAAGATATGCCTATCGAAGTTTTAGAGTTACCAAAAAAGTATAGAGATTATGCGATACTATTAGCCAATGATGGCTTGATAGATGAGTGGGTAGAGGTTTTCGATGCAATTAATGACTGCGACATGCAAACCCAAGAAGAGGAACTGATGCTATGAATATTGAGCGAGAGTTTATAGTGACATGGGTACACGCGGATGGCGAAACAGAGCGATATCAAAATTTCAATGATCTCGATATTGCGGAGTCGTTTTTAGAAGGGCTTAACAGCCCAGAGCATTTTGCTTATCTGTCCATTGTAATTAAAAGGGTTTAATAATATGAATACTGTACTTATACTGCTATTAGTGATGCTTATATTGATATCAGTGGTGGGCTTTGTCGTAGGGTTTCTAGGCGGCATCGCATGGCTCGCGGCTGTCATGGCCGTTATGCTGATATTCTATAGCTATATACTCGTAAATTTAATAGAGAACTAGTAGTTGACTCCACTATGGTCATCCATTATGATGGTCATACTAGAATCAATTAACTAAACCAAGAGGCAGTACAGATGAAAATTAAACAGATAGCTAGTAACATGACAGAGCTAGACCTAGGGTTTGCACAGGTATTTTTTAGCTACGAGACACCAGTGGCCGCATGTCTAACAGATGGCACACTGGTACGCACAGCAACCAAGTACAGCGTAACCACCACCAAGCATATCAACAAGTGGTTACAGGGTTGTGAGGCGCTTACAGTGCCACAGGAGCGTATAGACTGCCTGCTTACGTCAGCTAGCGAATGTGATTCAGACTATGAGGAGATGGCGTAATGGAACTAGGATATAACCAAGATTGGCAAACACAGGCGCGAGGTTCTAATGATTCGGAGTATCAGATTTACCGTTCCTGTGCTGATGACGGCAACGGTATTGACTTTACCACCGGAAAGCCCTTAAAAACTTATGATGAATGGTTAAACACATAGCGAGGTGGCGTAATGAGTATTAGTTACGAGGGATACAGAGAAACATTAGCCAGACTGTCTAGCATGCATCGCAATTCGTACAAAGCAGGGCATAAAACAGCGAAACACTGGCTCAAGCTCAAAGTACAGTTACGCGCAGAATATCCAGAATATAGCGATAGATATGCGCGTGAAGCTCTAGGCTATCCAAAAAAGGAGGTAGACGAATGAAACAGTTGATAATATTTTACACTAAATGGATCACAATAGGCTTTGCAATTGGCTTTGCAATAGGGTATATTATTGGCCACTTACAACAGAATGGAGGTATATAAAATGGCTATAGGTTGGAATGGATCATGTGAAGATTGGCTACACGGCGACGAACATTGGAATCATGACATCGTAGAGGAGGCAGATGACTCCGATGATTATGAGCCAGTGGACGATGAGGAGCTAGCGGAGATATTGGAAAAAATCAGAGTCAAACAACGCAAAGAGTATTGGCTATATTTACAGCGGGAGTACCCTGCAATCGAGAGGTATAAAGCATGACATTAGAACAAAGGAGAGGAGAGGTTACAATGTTAGACCTGAATAGCCACATGGCGAGTATGTCACTACTAGAGTACCATATAGGGCAGTGGCACATTAACCGCAACCTGATTGAAGGGTCGAGCGATATAAAACAATTCGATAAGCTACTAGAGGAGGTAGAGGAACTTAGGCTCTCATTAGATGGCGATCTAACGCCCATAGATGACCTAGGCGATATTATGGTAGTATTAATCAACATTGCCCATAGAAATAACTTGACACTGCATGACTGCATGGCGCATGCTTATGACGAGATCAAGGAACGCAAGGGCCAAATGGTCGATGGTATTTTTGTTAAAGAGAGGAGCAGGGCATGAATATTTTAGGCAGGACGCTAGGCGTTGAGTTTGTAAACGGATGCGGTATATATCTGGAGCTAGCTGACAGTCGAGCAGTCTGGTGCTTCAATACAGACACAGAGGAGACAGTTGCAATGCCATTTGTTGGTGTGTTACTATACCTCCCCTTTATCCTGATTAGTTTCGGGCGTGTATATGACGAGGTAGAAATATAATGGGTTGGGTTATATTTTTGGCACTGTGTGCTATAGTGATAGTAGCCACACCCTTGTGGATAGCGCACATGGCTATGACAATGGAAGATACGACACCGACAATGCACCAAAGGAGCGAGGACGATGAGCAGAATTAAAGAGAACCTGATAGGCTACGAACACGAGCCGAATGATTGGATAGAGCCTACAGCCCTTGAGATGTGCGAGGAGCTAGTCGCGCATGACCTGTACTGCATGACACTCAGTGAGGTAAAGTTTAGGGTTGCAAAGCAAGTGCGAGAGGAGTACTATAGTCAGGACATAAACATTATGAGACAGCAGTACATAGCCGCCTTCGGCAAAACAGACAATTACAATGAGGTATTTTAAGATGAGCAGATGCAAAGCATGTGACGTTATACTAGGGGAATACGAGCTAAAGCGTATAGACAAACTAACAGGGCATCATGTTGACCTGTGCAATGTATGCTATAGTCACAGCAATGACGCTATAGAGGACGCTAGTTCAGAGTTTAAACATCTTTATACAGGTTTATTTACTAAAGAGCTTGACACACTTGTTGAACACTAGTATAATATTCAGGTAATCAAGGGGAAATGCTTTAAGGATTATCATTAAAGATTATAATTAAAGCATACTAAAGTAGTACCAAAGCGGCACAGCAGTGTCATAACTTTAAGCAAAGAGGCAATACCAATGGCAGTAGTAGAAGGCACGATAGCGTTTGAAAACCTAGACACCCACGAGATGTATCAAGGGCAATCCACTGGCAAGTACTCAGTTGTCATTAGCCTAGACGATACCACAGCAGACCAGTTAGCAGGTCTTGGCATCAAGATGCGAGAGTATGAAGGCGTTAAGCAGCGAAAGTTCAGTAGCAAGTACGACATTGGAGTCGTAGACAAAGAAGGTCAGCCCTTCATGGGTCGCATAGGTCGAGGCTCTAAGGTCAGGTTATTGTGGCAGGAAGGCCCACCACACCCCGTTCACGGTACAGGTACGTACCTCAACAAGATCAAGGTCTTGGAAGTGGCAGAGCAGGAAGCAGGCGAGGACTTCTGATGTCAACAGAGTCAACATTCGTCCAACATGAGGCATGCCCATCGTGTGGCTCATCTGACAATCTGGCTCGCTATAGTGATGGACACGCAGTCTGCTTTTCGGGGGGCTGCAACCATTACGAACACGGCAAGGGTCAGATAGGCCAAGCAGTACAAAAGAAACCAACGAGGCTTTTAGAGATGACCGGAGTAGTAGCAGCGATACCCGACAGGCGTATCAATCAAGAGACAGCCAAGCGTTATGGTGTCACGGTCGAGTACGGGACGGATGGTAAGATAACCAAGCACCACTATCCCTACTTCGACAAAGACACAGGCACAGCGACAGGCACAAAGGTGCGGATAGTAGAGAACAAACAATTCTATGCGACAGGAGGTTTTGACAATGCAGGTCTCTTCGGCCAACAGGCGTTCAAGTCAGGCGGCAAGTACATCACGGTCACGGAAGGCGAGGCAGACGCAATGGCTGTCAACGAAATGTTTGACGGGAAGTGGCCCGCAGTCAGCATCAGATCAGGAGCAGCAGGAGCAGCCAAAGACATCAAAGCCAGTCTCGAATGGCTAGAGACCTTTGACCACGTAGTCATCTGCTTTGACAATGACAAGGCAGGGCAGGAGAGTGCTAAGTCAGTGCTTAATCTGTTCACCCCCAACAAGGCCAAGAACGTCACGCTGCCTATGAAGGATGCGGGTGATATGCTTGTGGCTCGTAAGGTGTCTGACTTTGTAAAGGAGTGGTGGAATGCCAAGGCGTTTAGACCTGACGGTATTGTCTCAGGTTTAGACACATGGGATTTACTTCAAGAGAAGAGGGATGTCAAGTCCATACCCTATCCTTGGGAATGCTTGAATGCTTTTACCTACGGCTTTAGACCGCAGGAGTTAGTGACCATCACATCAGGGTCAGGCATGGGTAAGAGTCAGATCATGCGAGAGCTTGAGTATTATTTATTGAAGAACACGGAAGACAACATTGGCATCCTAGCACTGGAGGAAGACATACCTAAGACTACGTTAGGTATTATGTCTATGGAGGCTAACAAGCTACTTCACGTACCAGAGGTACGAGCAGGGGTATCAATAGAGGAAGAGCGTGGTTATTGGGAAAGGACGTTTGGTTTAGATAAGGTACATTTGCTAGATCATTGGGGTAGCACAAGCGAGGACGATCTGTTAGGCCGTATACGATACATGGCTAAAGGTCTGGACTGCAAGTGGATCATCCTAGATCACCTTAGTATTGTGGTGAGCGATCAGGAAAATGGCGATGAGCGTAAAGCTATTGACAGTATTATGACAAATCTTAGGAAGATAGTTCAGGAGACAGGTGTAGGGCTATTCCTAGTGTCACACCTACGCAGACCTAGCGGCTCTAAGGCGCATGAAGATGGTGGTAAGATCAGCCTAGGGGAGCTACGAGGCAGTGCCGCAATCGCACAGCTTAGTGATATTGTTATTGGTTTAGAGCGTGACCAACAACATGCTGACCCTACTACACGCAACACAACCTGTGTCCGTGTGTTAAAAAATAGGTTCGTGGGGTTGACAGGGCCTGCCTGTTACCTGTATTATGATAAGGAGTCTGGTCGAATGATAGAAACCAGTTGTCCAACAGGTGATGAAGCGGAGTTCTAAAATGAGACAGTTTGTGTTTGACATAGAAGCCAATGGGTTTAACCCAGACACAGTATTTTGTGTATGCATCCATGAGATAAAGAATGATGATAACATTTACGAGATACATCAGGAGTGTCTCAAGAGAGGTAGGTTTCAGGAGTGGTTAGATGCAGAGGGAGAATGCGAACTGATAGGACACAACATCATAGGTTATGACATACCTGTATTAGAGAAACTGTTGGGTGCAGACTTTAGCAAGTGTAAGATCACCGACACTCTAGTCATGTCAAGATTAGCCAACCCATCACGCGAAGGTGGACACTCACTGGAGAAATGGGGCGACACACTGGGGCAACCCAAGGGAGACTTCAATGATTTTACTACGTATTCAAGAGAGATGGTGGAGTATTGTAAGCAAGACGTTAGGGTTAATGTGTTGGTGTACAAGAGGTTACTTCTTGAGCTTGCAGATTTTGGAAGTGAAAGCATTGAACTTGAGCATCAAGTACAGAATATTATTAATACTCAGATCAAAAAAGGTTGGCTTTTAGATCAAGAGAAGTCATTCATATTATTAGCGGAACTGAAGGAGAAGAAGTATGAGCTTGAAGACAAGGTACATGAAACTTTTACACCACTACCGACATTTATCAAACAAGTTACACCGAAGATTAAGAAAGATGGTACGTTCTCTATCGTCGGACTCAAGTTCCTAGGCGATCACTGGGTCACAGCGCAAGCACCATTCAGCCGCATTGATTGGCCCGTGTTTAACCTAGGCTCACGACAGCAGATAGGCAGACACCTAGAGTACTTCGGTTGGAAACCTAAGACATTCACTGAGACAGGACAGGCCATCGTAGACGAGGCGGTGCTGAAGGAAGTGAAAGGAATACCAGAGGCTACACTAATAGGCGAGTACCTGATGATCCAAAAGCGTATCGCGCAGGTACAGAGTTGGTTAGATGCAGTCAAAGATGATGGTAGAGTACATGGGTACGTCAATCCTAACGGTGCTGTGACGGGACGCATGACACACTCTAGTCCTAACATGGGACAGATTCCTGCGGTCTACTCACCCTACGGCAAGCAGTGTCGTGATGTGTGGACAGTACCAGAGGGTTACAAGCTAGTAGGTATGGATGCTTCAGGGCTTGAGCTTAGAATGTTAGCACACTACATGAATGACGAGGGCTACACTAATGAAATACTCACGGGAGATATACACACAGCAAATCAGTTGGCTGCGGGCCTTGACACTAGAGATCAAGCTAAGACTTTCATCTACGCTTTCCTTTATGGGGCCGGAGATGCCAAGATCGGAAGCATCGTTGGAGGAACTAGGCGTGATGGTACAAGACTTAAAGCTGCATTCCTATCGAACACGCCTGCTCTTGGAAAGCTACGAGAACGAGTTGGACTGGCGGCTTCAAGAGGCTATGTTTATGGACTGGATAGGAGAAGGGTGTCCATACGATCAGAACACGCGGCATTGAATAGCCTCCTCCAATCAGCAGGTGCAATCGTTATGAAGAAAGCACTGTGTTTGTTGGAGGAGTACGCTACGATATGGGGCATTGACTATAACTTTATAGGAAACATTCACGATGAAATCCAGACAGAAGTTAGACAAGAGAAAGCAGAGGTTTTCGGAAGACTCGCTACTAGTTGCATCCAAGCAGCAGGAACTTTTTACAACCTCAACTGTCCCCTCGCAGGCGACTACAAAGTTGGCAATAGTTGGGCAGATACCCACTGATAAGACTTGTATAAGCTGCGCTGTACCTTTGACAAAAGATAACTGGTGGCCTTCCTTTGTAATGAAGAAGCACTACAAGTGTATGGGTTGTTACGACATACGTAGGACAGAGAACAGTATTAAGAGAGGCAACAGATCACCTAGTCTACTGGCTAAACTTTTCGGGCTTAAAACCAAAGATGTTTATGACCAAGTAACGGAAGGCTCAGTGTATGTGATAGCTAACGTAGCTTGGGGCGGTTGGGTTAAGGTGGGCATGGCTATTGATGCACAGGACAGGCTAAAGAGTTACCAAACCTCTTCCCCTTTCAGAGATTATGTGTTATACTATAGTTATACTACAGACAATAGAAGGAAGTCTGAAGCTGAAGCACACAGACTGTTGGAACAGCAGTATGAGAGAAGGAACGAGTGGTTCCTTTGTACACCTAGCCAAGCGGTAGAGGTTTTAAATGGACAAGACAACGGATAACGTGGTTGCCGATATCTACGCACTGATGGAAAGCAAGGACGCTGACCCATCAGTAGACGTAGAGGCAGAGATAGAGAGGTTCGGGGAAGGAGTCAAGGCTCTCATGCGTACAGAGTTTGGTCGGAAGAAGCGAGAGGATAACCGGAGGCTACGCCTCAGTAACATCGGCCGTACCGACAAGTACTTGTGGAATCACTTTAACGGTACAGACGGTGAAGAGTTACAGCCACACACCTACGTTAAGTTTATGTATGGTCACTTGATTGAAGAGATGTTGTTGTTCCTCACACGTATGGCAGGACACAGTGTGACTGACGAACAGAAGGTGTGCAAGGTAGAAGGTATCGTAGGACACATGGACTGTAAGATTGACGGTGTTGTTACGGACGTTAAGTCAGCCAGTAGCTTTGGGTTTAAGAAGTTTAAGGAAGGTACGTTAGCCTTTGATGATCCGTTCGGTTACATTGATCAGATCAAAGCATACGCTTACTCAGAGGGTGCAACAGAGTTCGGTTGGTTAGCAATGGACAAGGCCAACGGACACCTGACCTACCTTAAGTATGACCTAAATGACACAGAAGCACCAGTGTATGACATATTAAAACAACCCATTACTGAGAGGGTGGCCCATGTAAAAAAGCTAGTAGAGCAGCTAGAACCGGACGCGCTGTGTTATCAACCCGTACCGGACGGCAAGTCAGGAAACTTAAAGCTTGCTATTGGTTGCTCGTACTGTCAATTCAAAGACCATTGCTACCCAGATTTAAGAGTCTTCAACTACGCATACGGGCCAAAGTATTTATGTACCGTAGTCAACGAGCCAAAAGTAAGGGAGATTACTTTCGATGAAACAGGCTTTTAGATCAGGGTTAGAGAAGAAGTTATCAGAGAAGCTAGACGGGCAGTACTTGTTTGAACCTTACGGTCTGCCCTACACCACACACAGGACGTATCTACCGGACTTCGTACACGAAGACAAGGCAATACTGATAGAGTGCAAGGGCTTCTTCAGAGTAGGTGATACACAGAAGTACAAGGCAATCAGAGACTCCATGCCTGAGTGGGAGATAATCTTTGTCCTATCAAACCCTAGCAAGAAGGTACGCAAGGGCGGCAAGCTAACAATGGGGGAGTGGTGTGTTAAGGAAGGCTTTAAGCATTACACTATAGACACTTCAAAGGAAATGACCAAGTACATTAAAGGGAAGAAGCTACCATGCCACTAACCCTAGAGGAACTTAAAGAACAAGTGATCGCTACGCTAGATGAGGAGTTGATATGTGAGATGTTGTCAATCAATACGTCAGACCTAGTGGATGCTTTTGAGGATAGGATAATTAAAAACTTTGACAAACTAGCAGAGGAGTTTGAGCAAGATGACCAGATTGAATGACGCAACACCTAGCATGTGGGACAGAGTAGCAAGAAAAAGTGCAGCCGCTTACGACATGGAGACAGAGAAGGGGAGACAAGCAGCATGGCAGGAGCTAGCTCACGTAGGATTAGAAGCTTGGGCAACACCTGCGGAGGAAGAGGCAGCAGAGATTAGCTTAGATGATTGC